TTAAATCTTCTTAGTCGTCCATTCCTTTTTTTCACCATTTCCTAAATCCTCATTTGTTTGAGAATCAGGCAAAACACCTTGATTATCCGAAACTCCAATTTCTTTCATAAGCTCTTCAGCGGTAGGTTCTGCATATTTTGTAAGCTTCCCACATTTTTAATGAATTTCAATGGATTGTTGAGCAAAATCATTTCCAAATTGTCCAGTTTCTTTTTTTCATATCCTAGTAGCTGGAATCCTCTTTCTAAAATTTCCAACATATTGTTTTTTACAATTTCTTGTGTCAATCCATCAAGCTCTTTTTCTTCATTTTCTATCATACTGATACTTTTGATTTTGTATTGATTGAAAAAATCCACCTCTTGCTGAAAAGTCTCACGCGTGTATGAAGTAAAGAATAGGTTTTCATATTCAAAATTAAGTCCTTTGAATCCATCTTCATCAAAAGGAATTTCAATGCGATTTGTCCTATAGATCTGATTGAATACTATTGTCGGAGCCTCAAGTTTTTTGATGCGTTTGGGATACATTTTGTTCCACAGCAGTAAATTTTCAATGATTTTTTTGCTAGATGTGATTTTAGCGTTATTCTCCATCTCGTCGTTTTCCATAGCTTGAGAGATGTTTTGAAGTGCTTGGACAAGATGTGCTACATTTTCTGTCTTTTCAAATTCTGCCAGCACAGACTTAATATTTAAAAGACTCTCTTCTCCACCATTGAAATAGTGCCGATTTCCCTTTGTCAATTCCTTAAGACTATCGCCAATGTTTTTAATCAGCGATTTCATTACATTTTCTTGACCTATTTTTTGGATTAATGCCTTAATTGACTTTCTAATGTCTTTCATCCTAGAGAGCTCTTCTTGCCTATCCCGAACAAGCAAGTCAAAAGCTTCCCTAAATTCATCGTGTATGTAATGAACGAAGAAGTGATCACTCAAAGTTGGATACCAACTAAATTTATTTTTTCTGTCTTAATCTTGCAGAGCCAAACATTTTATAAGCAAGAAAAACATATCAATAACCCAGCAATCTATACAAAGATTATATTTTGTATGTGTTTTGTATATAAAAGATATTGCTTTGTATATTGAAAATAATACTTTGTATAGCAGAAGTATAGTTTCTTATATCAAGAGTATTATTTTCTATATAAAAAGTATTGCTATGAGTAAAATCTTTTTTCAATGTTGATGGATTTGAGTAAAGCTACATTGATTTTTTCTACTGGCTAGGCAAACAAACTTTTTCTTTTTTTGGAAATTATGATACAATTTCAATCTAATATTAGCCCATTGGCTTTCGTTATAATCGCTGGAAAGCTTGGGCATTTTTTTCAATTTGCTATTCAGAAAATTATATTTTTATATTCCCTCTCAACAATAACATCACTATGTATTTTAAATCCATCGGAAAGTATTAATCCTTCTTTTAGATGTGCTATTTTTACTTGAATTCCACAAATTCTTGCACATTTTAGTGCTGGGATAATATCTGTGTCTTTTGAAAAAACCAAGATACTATCTACAAGCTTATTGTAAGAAAGATGAGCTATATCAAGCCCCATTAACATATCAACTTGTTTTTGTTGAAAATTTCCATTAATGTATTTTAATTTTCCCAATCTTAACGCACAATATGGACTTTGTGCAATTCCATTAATAAATTCTTCTATCTCTTTTTTTCTTGGATGTTCAGATATATTTTGTGCAGGATCTGCTTCTAATGGCATAGAAGTATAAAAGAAAATTCTATAAAGATATTCATTTGGCTCTAGAAAAAAATTCAAAAAATAGATGATATGATCTTTATTGTTATAGTCAATATATCTATTATTGCTTATAAAATTTGGATCATGTTGTCTGATAAATCGTTGAGCTTTTTCTATATCTTTTCTTAAATTTTCCCAATCTACGAAAATTGCAATTTTGTTTCTTTCAATACTGGGTTGAATTGTATTTTGATTGTTGGTTTGAGTTTGATTTTCCATATCTGCAATATTGCCTTTAGTGTATTTAATAAGACAATCATTATACCAAAACTCCATTCCTTAAAACCACTGCCAAAATACAACTTATTATTAATTTATATATCAAGGAAACAAATGGAGCTATTTATTTTTATAGTTTGCACAATATTATTTGTGCAAGGCTTCTTAGATCCATTCTACTATACTGCAATAGTCTTACGGATCTGCAAAAACAACCAAAAAAAGAAAAAGGACTAGGATCCTAAATATTCTTACGACGCAATGCGAAAAATTTCCAATACAGCAGGTGCTTTAGACGCAATGCGTTATTCTACAGCAAGCTCATCCCTAGATGGTGCTCAAAAACTTGGAGCAGTTTCACAAACTGGCAATCTCAGTCAAGTTGCACAAAGAGGAGCAACATTTGCAGGAATGAATGATGCCAACAAACTAGTCGGACTAGGACAATCAATGGATAATTCAAATGTCGTCCAAGAACTCTCAAACCTTGCAAAACTCTCCCCTGCAACTTCTCAAAGAATCCAACAAGCCCTTGCCAGCAATGATAAAACCCAAGCCTACAAAATCTTTGCTCAAAACACCACAGGCACAAACATTTCAGGATTTGGTGGCTTAGGACAATTCAATCTCGCAGTCTCCCCAAATCGACCCGATGTCTCAGGCAATGTCTCCTCCGCTCTCTCTATCTCAGGAGGCTACACTGTCAATATGGGGTATGTCAGTTCAGCCGCAGCCTACGCACTAGGTGGAGCTGACGCAGCAAGAACACTTGCAGGAGCAGAATCAGTATCCAACGCCATTGGCAACGCACTCAACAATTTCGCCTCTGTCACCCCGTATGGAAAACATATACAAAACCTCAAAAAAATCACAAGCGTATTCCAAAACAACCGCCAAAACAGCAATATGGTGGGGAATAATATACCAAATAATGGTGGAGCAGGGGGAAGTGGAATTCCCACAATCCCCTAATTAAATAAGATTAGGAGCAAAGCTCGAGTGGATAATTTAGAAATGCTGTGTTTGTTTCAATGCCTTTTTTGTATCTATCTTTCTTGAGAATATACCAAGTATCATTTGCAACTGCCTTAACAAACACAAACTCATTCTTTTTGACTTTTTCAAACATTTCAGCTCTTGTGATGTTAAATTCAATTTGAGCATAATCGACATAGGCTGTTTTATCATTCTCGGTTCTCTCAATCAACGCATCCCTCAAAGCATTATATCTTGCCAACTTCAAATCCACAATATTCGCATTGCGTCTGATCTCATTATAATAAAACTCCTCAACCATTGCCACAAACTCAGGATTAATCCCCTCATTATCAATCATCCCATCATACACATCATCACGATTCAACCCCCTAAACACATACTTAGCTTTAGACAACGCCCTAAGGTATCCCATCTTATCATTCTTAACCAACCACCCAAAATAATCATCACTTGCCAAAATCCCCTCAATCTCCACAATCTGTTCTGCAAGTTGCTTCTTTGCACGATTATCCCAAAAACTATTCACCATCTCTGCCAATCTAATAGAACCAACAATGTTTGACATTTTTACTCCTTTACTTTTGATGATGTTATTATAACACTTCCTTTTGTATCTCTAGTCGTTTGAAATGGATATACAAAATATAGCAAAAGTAGTGTTTTTGATATTGAAAGTATTATCTTTTATATATAAAGTATTATTTTGTATATCAAAAGTATTGCAATCTATACAAAGATTATATTTTGTATGTGTTTTGTATATAAAAAGTAATGTTGTGTATATTGAAAATAATACTTTGTATAGCAAAAGTATAGTTTCTTATATCAAAAGTATTATTTTCTATATAAAAAGTATTGCTATGAGTAAAATCTTTTTTCAATGTTGATGGATTTGAGTAAATTACGACGCCCAACAGATGTTGTTTCTTTGAATTTCTTTTGGCTAATTCCAGCTTTTTTTAAAGCTCTAAAAATCCAATACTCATTACAGCCATATAGCGTTGTTGCAAGAATATTGACTACCTCTTGAGTCATTTCAATAAGAGGTTTCATTGTAATTACAACTTTCATTTCCTCAGCATCTGAACTTTGGAGAAATGTCTCAATGAATGACTTTTTGAAGGCGATACAATTCATTTGGACCACATCTTTTTCTTTGGTATCGCTCTTTTTTTGAATGATCAACGAGGAATAATAATTCATCTCTGACTTTTTTGTGTATTTTGATGAGACTGCTTTTAAACCCACTCTAGAATTGAAATAAGAGATACCAAAACCAAATTCAAATAACGCAGACATCACTCTTACATTAGGATTTGGCTCACCCACGACTAATCTAAAATCCTGAATGAATTTCAATCTGCTCTCAGGAGTAAAGAATTCAGACAAATTGTAGATGAAATAATTGTAATCGATGTTCAGAATATAGCCATATCTATTGTTTGTCAGCTCATCATAGATTTCATTTTTTGTTTGAGCAAACATTGGAACATAGGGAATGACTGGTGGAATGTTGTTATAAGATAGATTTTCAATAGCTTTTGCATTTTTGATGATGTTTTTGAGTGTTGCTCTGATCATAGGAATGTTGGCAATTACAGAAAGAGCTGAAGTTAATCCATTGTATGGGACAAGATCTAAATTGACTTCTTGTTTTGTATGTGGATGAGAATAGTATTCTGCATCTGTCATCATTTTTTTAAATTCGAGACTTCCTTTTTTTAATTTCTCTGCTTCTTTTAGCTCATATCCTAAAGTTTCAAATTCCCGTAATTTTCTCAATTCTCTTAATTCGTAAGCTGAAATTGCCACTGAAAACACTCCTGATATTTGAAATGTTGCAAATTATAGCACTTTTTTGTAGTGATGATTTTTTGTGGATGATTTGACATAATTTAATGGGGTTGTTTGACATAATTTCCATAGGTAGATTGACATAATTTAATGGGGTTGTTTGACATAATTTCCATAGGTAGATTGACATAATTTAATGGGGTTGTTTGACATAATTTCCATAGGTAGATTGACATAATTTAATGGGGTAGATTTATGCAGTTTTTTTCTTATTCTATGATGTCCCTCTCTCTGTGTATATAAGGGAGTTAGAATGATTTTTTGGTGTTGAGATTATTATATATAATATATATAATTATATATATGTAAAAACGATTTGTAGCTAAATCAATTAAGGAATAATTGGCAGATAAAGAATTAAGGAATAATTTGTAGCTAAATCAATTAAGAAATATTTGGCAAGTAAAAAATTAAAGAATATTTGGCAAATAAAATGGTTATTGTTTAAATATAAGTAATTTGGCGGTATTTTTTCTTTTGAAAAAATCGATTTGCTCGAGGAAATTGCATTTTTTTTGCCGTTTTTTTCGAAAAATCAAAAATTGAAAAGCCTTGGAAAATTCGCAAAAAATGCACAAAAAGTTCCGTATTCGGATTAAAATTGGCAAGTCCAAATTGTCGATCTTTTGAAATGGATTTTTGGTCAAAAAATGAGAGGTAGATCAAAATATCGCTTTAAATGGGCTTTAAATCGTTTTTGTATCAAAAGTAGTGTGTTGATATTCCTTAGGCAAAGAAAATCGATTTTTGATAGCAAAGAATGATGAAAAAGATAAAAAAAGAATAGCTAGAAAAGTAAAGTGGAAAATAAAAAATAAAATAGAGGTGTTGTCAGACTATGGATCTTGATTTTTTAGAAAAAATGATGAATTACATCATATATCTCATACAGAATGGTTGCCATTTTTTTCAAGATCTATGTCAATTAATCATTGAAGTTGTGTCTAAATATTTTACAAATTGATTACTTCATTTCAAAATCTTTTTCTTTTTTTTAGGGCAGATTTTGCAGATTTTTATCATCAAAGGTATGTGAATTACTTTTTTAAGTTTATAAATTTATATATTTGTAGTGTATGTGAATATGTGAATTCTGATTTTTTCTATGTTCCTCAAATATCGTCATTTGTGTAGCTTGAGAGATCTCTAATTTTTGAATCCTCAAAAATTCCTGCCCTAAAAAAAAAGAAATAACCCTAAAAAAAAAGAAAAATGAGTCTTGCTGGGATATAATCTAAATTATGAAAGAAAAGAAATTTATGCAACTAAATCTTTTTGATTATTCTGATTTGGATTATGACCTCAAGGATTATGCTGACAAATCGCTTTTGATTCGCAAATATAATCCCTTTACAAAACTCGCATTTGATCCAAAGAAGCTTTCAAGCTTGGATCTTGTTGTTAAAAATTGGCTTTTTTTCCTTTTACAAAATGCTCTCAACAAAAAGAAAGAACATTTTGCCTATCGCTCAGAAAGTATTCGATTGCATTATATTGCATTATTATGAGATTCGAAGATTCTTCAAGACTTATTATGAAGAATATAAGGGTGTTGAGATGAGACACAATTGGTTTGAGGATTTTAAATCAAGCATATCTAAACTCAAAAATATCAATTTTAAAATCTTGAATTGCTATTTGCCCGTCGTGGAAGAGATTGCCAAACAAAAGGACAAAGAGATTGCTTTGAAAGATAATTCTATGGTGGTGCTTGATTTGCAAAAAGAGAATTTCTTTTGTTCTAGCCACTTCAAAGAGGTATCTGAAGCAGAATTTAGTTTTTTGAGTAGCTGGGTGATTTTTGGCAACAAACGCCACAAGGAGATGCTTGAGTTTGAAATCACATTTCCAAAAGAAGTCGTATTTTTTGTTTCAGTGACAAGAGATTACACCAATCAGAAATTTGGAGATATTTTTGGCTTTTCAAACAAATACACTTATTGGCTCTATGAGTTGTTGCTTGAAGAGAGTGCTCGTGCAATTTCTAGAACATCAACACTGCATAGACAAGAATTTATTAATCGCGATGAGCTTGAGATCCCAGCCACAACTCTTGAAAACGCTTTTAGAATCGCTTATAGCAATAAAAAAAGCAGTGCTATCGAGGTTCTATCAGATTTGAAAAGACGCAATAAGTTAGATGAACTCAAATCTGTTTTTCCAAATTTTGATTACATTTATGACAAAGGATGTCGCACACTCAAATTCAGTGGAGTTTTGAAAAATTCCTAAATATCACTATTGTTTAATGTCAAATAATGGTTTTTAATTATGATCAAAGAAGTATCAAGAGCCCTAGTGGATTTTGTCTTTGGTGATGAGTGAAGTGGTAGAGAGGATTGATATTGAAATCTTGAGTGTTTGCTTCTTTGTTATTTAAAGTCATGTGGATTTGTTCTTTATTTTGACTATAGCCTTCCAATTGAATAAAGAACGAAAAAGAAGGGGGTAGATAAATAAACAAAGATGATAGAAAAAAACAAAATTTGAATCTTTCTTTGATTTGTAAGGGTGAGTTTTAGAAAATAATAAGAATGATGTAGAATAATTAGAGAACCAAGGATAAATAGAGTTAATACAAATAAGGCAAGTGCAATATAATAGAGTTCTTGTGTTATATAACTCTTTATATTTGCAAATAGTGCAACAATATGAGGATTTTCAATCATTGTTATTGGCACTAAAGCAAAATACCACAACAAGCAAACCATATCGTGAAAGCACCACTCCTTCAATAATTTAAAACTGAACAACAAAGCGATAATACAATACATCATCAGAGCCAAAAAGATAAGAGAGGGGGTTACAATGAGAACAAGTAATAAAACATTGACAATTTTATTGTCTGCAAATGATGAAAAATAAAGCATCGCAATGCAATAAATACAAATTAAGCAAAGATGATGGAAATATCTATTAATAAGTTTAGTTTTACTAATCCAACATATAAGAATAAATAGAATAAATGAGAAAACAAAAAATGAGAGCATTTCAAAAGTATCATTCCATCTTTGATACAAAGGAATCAATCCTATAAGTATCAATCTAATAGCAAGATTTTTCTTTTGTTTTTGTGTGTCGTGAATGAGATTGTAAAAATACATCATAAGAGGGGGGTAAAACATACATACACCGTATGACAATTGAAATAGAGTCTCAAATAAACTTTCTATCATTTTCCATCTCTAAAGATAGGTGCTACAAACTGACCTTATTCTTTCATTGCTCTATAATTAAACTTAACATCTTCTCTATGAGGAGTGGCTAGAAATACAACATCATCAATAATTTGTTTTAATTCTTTTGAAGCATATTTTACCACATTGCCTCCGTGAGAGTGGGCAACAAGACTTAAGGGCTCTCCTTTTTTGAGTTTCAATAACTCTTTTTGGATCATTTGAGCTAATGTCTCCCTGCCTATTTCCTTGCTTCAACATTATTATCTCCACCCCAAGAAAATCTTTTTGATTGTCATCTTATAGAGTCTCTGCCACTGCTTTTTTGAAATCAGATTTAAAATCAGTATGTTTCCTTCCTGTAGAAGTAGAGCCATAAAATCCACTAGAATCACTTGTTTCTTGATTTGCCAAATTGTTGTTGTAATGGTTTTGGCAGAGATGGCAAGAGTGGGAGTGTTGGCTTGAGTATGTAAGTTTTTGTGTGCCGTGTTATTTCTTAACCTTAGTAGGACAGAGCCATCAATATTTATCAATATTTCTAAATTGTTTAGTGTGTTTTTAAATCTTTTTCTCATTTCTTTGCTATGAGACTTGCTATTTTGTTTGTTTGATTTTTGGGATAAAAAAGAGAGCTAGATAGAGTAAAAACACAAAGAATAGAGATTCATTATTTCTCACTTAATTGCTTGTATCTCTATAAAATGCTTTGCACAAAATCTTGACAATTGCCGTGTTCCATCAAGTATTTTTCTACCTTCCTACACTAATTTGAGCTACAAACATCTCATCCTCATCAATTCCTATCTTTGTTCTTATTTGTAATCCTCGCTTCTTAAACCCTAGGTTCCAGACTAATGATAAGAAAAAGCAAAAATTTTCACAATGTCTTTGATCTTGAAAATCAATTTCAAAGATATTCATTGCCAATTCTAAGTTTGCAATATTGGAACTTTGCTGATATTCATTCCGCAGCTCCTCTTTAAAAAGACATTCTAAAAAATATTGATTTTTTCTATTAAGAATTGAAGGATGTAAAAAATCTGAAAATGCGAGTAAAAACTCCAAATGAGTACAAAAATCAAAATCATAGTGTTGCAATTCTTCAATCAAGGATTGAAAAGAAAAGATATCCTCTTTGGTTGTGCTTATTTCAATATTCACATCTTGTTTTGCATAAAAGCTTATTGTGTCTTCATTGAGCTCAAATACAAGAAAGGAGGAATACAAAAGATTCCAAAAAAACAATAAAGATCGATTTAGCTCTTGAATCTGAAGCAATTCTTCATCTGTGACTGGATTAAAGATTTGATAGAGATTAACTTGATTGATTTGTTTTTGTATCTCTTGTTGATTGATGTGCAAAATGAGCTCATCAATGCTCGTTTGATCAAAAGTGAAATCAAAAAACAACATATTTTTATAAGTAATAATCCTTGGATAAAACAGATTTTGGAGGAGGCTGAACAAATGATCAATAGAAAAATTATACGATACGAGCAAAACTAGATATTCTGAGACAATCGGAGGAATCCACTCTACAAAATTTTTTGCATTTTTTGAGCAAAAGGAATTTAAAAATCTTTTATTTTTCCCAAGATTTGGGTATTTCATCTGGTCTTGCCTCTCTAACTTTGTAGCCTTCATAGATTTTTCCATCTTTCTTTAGTTGTATTCTTTTTGTATCCATGCCCTCTTTCTGACATTAGTGAAGTATGTATAATCCCATTTTTATAATCTTTTTTTGAATATTTGTGGTTTTATCAAAAATAATCAAGTTTATACAATAGTCTTCAGTAATTGCATCCACAAGAATTTTTGCCTTTGGAAAATAAAGACTATGTCCTCTTCCTAATCTTGCTCCCATATATAAATTATTTGTTATATCCTGTTGAGTCATCTTGTGTAAAATAAGCTCATCATTGTCTTCGAAATAGATTTTATATCCTTCAAATTGCGATGAAAGCCAAATGACAAAATTAAATATTTTATCCTCATTTAATTGCTTTTGTTGCATCAAAGAATTTTGTGTTTTTAACAAATAAGAATCAAAGAAATAATTAATGATAAGTTTGCTGTATTCTTGTTCATCTTTAATCCGATGATCCCAAAGTGTAATAAAAAAATGAGATGTATTCTTTTTAAGAAAATTCCAATAAGGGTGTTCATTATCGTGTTTCAAACAACTATCAAATTCATCTTTTAGCTTGAAGAATTGCATAAGCAAATCATAATCTTTTTTGTCAATTAGATTTGATATCTGTCGCTTTGAGAGCTTTCTTGGTTTTGCATAGATTACTTTGTATCTTATATTTTTGGATAGATCTTGTGTAAGGTAAAAATTATGCTTTTTAATGATAGAGTTTATTTTTGCAATAACAATACTGTCTTCTATGAACATATGGATAAAACAATAGCAAGTTACATAAAATGCAATTTTTAATTCTTTAATGATTAGCAAGTCATCTGGAAAGCAATCTTGCATCCAGGAATAGCAATCAAAAGCCTCCCATTCTCGCAATGATGGAGTTTCAATGCGATAGAGAATCTGATCTGCAAGATGGGAAAAATCTTGCCAAGAAAGCATTTGTTTTTTTGTTAATTTATCTAAAACTTCGGGTCTAAATACTTGATAAACCTCAAATGTATTGGTGAGTTCCACCAAAAGAGTAAAAAAAATATTTTCTTGTAAATTTGTATAGCTTTGAATTTTATACTTTTGAGTTGGCACACAATAATAATGCATTATTTTGAAATAATCCTCCCATATTCATCTACAGAACCTTTCCTTTTTCCTTTTTTATCAAAGAGTTTATAATAACGCCCTCCGTGATTGGCATTATCTTTTTGAATCATTTCTCCCGTTTTGGGATTTTTAAAATATGGTTATTTAGAGTCTCCCTTGTATTTTTCATTTTTAACTCGCTTGGTAAAATCACTTATATCAATACGACCACAATCTTTATCCTTCTTGTCTCCATCTCCCTTCTTCCCACCATTAGCACTACCACCATTCCCTTTATTTGAAGAGGGGGTATTTTGTATCATCACCAAAAAGTATATTAACACTTTCTTTGATTCCTTGCCATTCTTTTCCTACAAACCTTTTGAATTCTTCTAGGCTTGGAGCTTTCTTGTATTTGGAAACATAATTCGTAGCAAATCTTGAAATCTTAAAAGCTGTTCCTATAACCCTATTATCCTTCTCTCCATTCCCCATAGCATCATTAACATAAGCCTTGATATTCCTTTAGAAATATCTTCATTGTTATAGAGTGTAAGAAGTGCATTAAATCCATCTTTTCCACTTGCAATTTGCACAACCTCTTGTAAAACTTCTAGCATTTCTTTAGAGTTAAGATTGGTGAGTCCATTAAGAGCAGTGATGAGATCTTGGTTTTGAGAGATGGAGGTGATGAGTGAAGTGGTAGAAAGATCGGTATGCACTCCTAGAGATTGTGGAGTGTCTTGATTTGAAACAATCTCTATCTTTGCTTGAGGATTCAAACTTCCTATGCTTGCATAGGCTAAGACTGATTCCAAAGCTTTTGATTCTGTGAGAGTGAAAAAGAAGCTGGGGGATATAGAAAAGAAAGAGAAAAAGAAGTATAAAAAGAGCTTCATTGATTGTTGGATTATTTCTTGAGCTTTTTGTTTTGATAGAGCTTCAAGAAATAGCGACTATAATAGAAAAAGAGGATAAGACCATAGATTGTAAAAGGGGGGACAAAAAAGAAAAGTATCCACAATCCATCAAGATTGAAAACAAGGGATAAGGGCTTATAGATGAGAAGTTTGAGAATTGGATCTTCAAGAGAAGCAATTACAATTACACCAAAACACCAAAGAATACACACTCTATCATGCCTATTGAAATAAGACTTTTGAAAAAGTAAAAGTCCGACAAACCAATAAAGAAGCAGAGAAAGAGCAATAAAACTAATCACCCAAACTATGAAGCTCAATAAGACATCATAGGGTGGAAAATAATTTGTGTATCTAGTCAATAAATAAAAAGAAAACATCGTAAGATAATATAAGTAGATCAAAAACAAGTGGCGGAAATAGTGAGCAGAAAAGAAATAGGACAAAAAAAGCGACAGAATTAAAATCACTACAATAAGGCAAATAACTCCTATTAGAAAAAGATTATACGCAGGCATAAATAGAAATGGAGTGCATGTGGGAATCAATCCTATAACAACCATTCTTAAGGCAGTGTTTTTGAGAATTATTCCTGTAGGATTGAGGAGATTATAGAAATAAAGCAAAAGTGGGACAAGAACAAAAATAAAGATTAGTGCAATATGGATTAAGCCTCCAATGATTAGAATCCCTAGCTCTACAATTTCCATCTACTTCCTTAATATTGGATCGACATATTGATTCCATTTATCGCGAGTTTGGATTGTGGTGTGAGCGTCATATTGTTTGTATAATGGTGTTGTGTTGATGCGAATATTGGTAGCTTCTGGTATGGTTTGATCGGCAAGTCCATCTATTACCATATTTCCAAGATATCGCTGAATCACGAGATCGCTCTTATCATACACATTCACCACCTTTCCTCCCTTCTTGACTGCTTTGTAATTCCACTTCGCATTCTTTCTGTATGGAGTGGCTAGAAAGATAGCATTATCAACAATTTATTTTAATTCTTTTGAAGCATATTTTACTATATTGCCTCCGTGAGAGTAGGCAACAAGATTTAATGATTCTTTGTTTTTGTTGTAGATGAAATTTGGAAAATTATTTTTATAAATCTCAAAAAATCTAGGTATTTTTATGATCTGCAAATTTAAGAGTTCAAATATAGAGTCAAGATATTCTTCTGCACAATGATGAATAAATTTGCTTTTGATTTCTAAAATTTCTAAAGGCTTAATGACATAGCTTTGATAGAGCACATCACTCCAGTCTGCACATTCTAAATCCCAAAAATAACTTTCAATTTGATAAAGCAAAATTGCCCTGATCTTCAAAGAAGTGCAACCCATCAAAGAGAAATAATCTCCCCCCATTCCTAAAAACTCTAGAATTGGTCTCCTAGCATCAAAATCTTGCCACTCAAAGATTAGCTCTTCATTGGCATAAGCTTCATAGAGATCCTTTGATTGAGGATTTGGGATTGCCTTGGGCTTAGCTTTGGTGATGAGAGGGGTGTTGTCGAGTTTAGTGTGAATGGTGGCTTGTGGATGTGTCAAAAAAGGTGTTTTGTGCCCCCAATATAACTCATAAGCATCTTTATCAAAATAATTGATAAATTTGAGTTTGGTGCCAACGCCTGTCGCAATTAATTTAACTGCCATAGGGATTCCTTGAGTGCTTCTTTGTCTTTAAAGATTCTTGTTGGTTTGTTGAGATTATGAATCTCAAAATAGCGTTCAAGTCCTGTGAGTAAAACTTCTATTTCTTTAGAATAATGGGGCTCTTGCATCACAAATTTGCTTTTGATTTCTAAAATTTCTAAAGGCTTAATGACATAGCTTTGATAGAGCACATCACTCCAGTCTGCACATTCTAAATCCCAAAAATAACTTTCAATTTGATAAAGCAAAATTGCCCTGATCTTCAAAGAAGTGCAACCCATCAAAGAGAAATAATCTCCCCCCATTCCTAAAAACTCTAGAATTGGTCTCCTAGCATCAAAATCTTGCCACTCAAAGATTAGCTCTTCATTGGCATAAGCTTCATAGAGGTTAGAAGCTCTAGATTTGGGCGTATCATAAGACAAAAGTGGCACAACAAAAAAATCATTATTAATATCGTAATGCACTAAACCCATAGAAGTGGGTACAAGATTCCCCAAAAGATTGAAACTCCCAATGCACTTCCCAAAATCCATATTTTCCTTTTTGCTTAAATGTATGCCCGTTGCAATGAGTTTCATTGTTATCCTTCTGTATTATGGAGTAGCTGGAACAATATGAAAATTTCCATTTTTGTCATAATGAATTGTTCCCCTGCTCGTTGGAGTAAATTTCCCAGTAGTCTTATCATAATGTTTCCCAATAATTCTATCAAAATCTATAACTTCTCTATGTTGCCCTGATCCTTTCTGTTTGACAATTTTTTCTAAGAATTTTGAATCCACTTCAATTGGACTTTTTGAAGTGTTTTGTGTTGCAGTTTTATGCTCATTGGTTCCAACAATATGTTTATTTTGTTTGTTTTGATTTAATTGCCCATTTTTTTTATCCTTCTTGTCTCCATCTCCCTTATTCCCACCATTGGCACTACTACCATTCCCTTTATTTGAAGGGGGGGTATTTTGTGTTTTAGGGCTATCATCATTTGTTGCCATATAATAAATGGATTTGAAATCAATCCCCGTTCCTATGGGAGCAAACCCCAAAGAGCTAGACATCAAAAGGCGTCTGAAAGAAATAGCAGCATTAAGCTTGTCAGGAAGAGAATCATCACCAAAAAGTATATCAACACTTTCTTTGATTCCTTGCCATTCTTTTCCTACAAACCTTTTGAATTCTTCTAGGCTTGGAGCTTTCTTATATTTGGAAATATAATCTGCAGCAAATCTTGAAATCTTAAAAGCTGTTCCTATAACTCTATTATCCCTCTCCCCATTCCCCATAGTATCATTAATATAAGCCTTGATATTCCTTGTATTCCCCTCTTGCAGTATCTTTGAGTTTGCATATCTAGCATTCCACTCTCGAGTGCTGATTGTATTGGTATTCTGATTGGCATAGTTTAAGAAGTGATAGGCACTTTGGACACTAAAAGATTTTATTTTTTACACTTCTTCTTTTAAGCCATAGGGAATTTCTTTGGGATACGGTAGATTATTTGGATGATTGATAATCTTATCTTGATATTTTGGATGCACTAATTTAATCTCATCTGCTAAATTTTCTTTCTCATGACTTTTTGACTTTATAAAATTTTGTATATTTTTAGCAATTATTTTTGCCTTAAGTTTTGGAGAATATCCATAGTCAATACTTACATTGTTATATAAAAGGTTGTTGGGCAGTGTTTGGCTAAAACGCTTAATTTCAAATCCCTCAATAAACATTTCTTGCAAAAAATCTTCAAAATATTGAATGGGTGTTTGATGGCGAGAATAATCTTGAGCTTGCCGAATAATTTTTTCATATAAAGCTAGAATAGAACAGCTAAAATCTTCTTGAATGAATTGATCAATTAGATCTTGAATCCAAAGATCTCTATCTTGATTATGGATGACTTTACTTTCTATCTCATCAATAATTTTTTTAATAACATCTGATTTAATGACAATATTTTTCAATACAAAAGCACTAGCTCGACCCTTATTGTGTAGAAAAGGCTGCAGATTTGTATCCATAAGATCAATGCTGTATAAATCAAAATAAAAAATGCCACATAAATCAGTATGAAAACAGATATGACTACCCCCTTGAAATTCGGATGCAGAGTAATGATTGGGAATCTTAACTTCTTTTGATTGTTGATGTTTTAAAAACTCTTTGAGCGGAATGAGAATATTTTCTACCCTCTCAGTTGTGCTAGGTGAAAACTCCCAATAACCTTTTGCCACAATTTGTATCGATCTTTCTCTATCCCAATAGCCAAAAATCCAAGTGTAGCAGTAATATTCCAAATCCTGCTGAACTGAAAAATAGACTCCCTCGCCAAGATGATTTTTCTTTTGGAAAATTTGTAATGTTTTATTTGATTTTAAAATCATCAAAGCTCCTGTTTTTATATTGTAATTGAAGTGTATAGTTATCCTCTCATTCTTTGGACCATCTTTAAAGCGTTGCATCTTAACCCACCCCTCATTGCTTGGCCATCTAGAATCATTCATTTTGATGGGAACTTGTGTTGCTCCCTCTAATGGATTATTTTTGACTTCTTGCATGAAGTTCTTTTCAAATTGCGTAGATGGCTGTCTTTTTGCTATAGAGCCCTTATGTGCAATTTTACTCTTTTTGCTTTCTTGCTTTGTAAAATACTCAACATTTTTTTACAAAGCCAAAACCTCCAATCCCTCTCCCCATTCCCTACAACATCATTAATATATAAGCCTTGATATTTCTTTGGAAATATCTTCATTGTTATAGAGTGTAAGAAGTGCATTAAATCCATCTTTTCCACTTGCAATTTGCACAACCTCTTGTAAAACTTCTAGCATTTCTTTAGAGTCCATTAAGATCAGTGATGAGATCTTGGTTTTGAGAGATGGAGGTGATGAGTGAAGTGGTAGAGAGTAGTTTAATGATTGAAAGATTTCAATCCTTCTTCATTAATAGCTTTTTGATTGGTGGTGCTACATTTCCCTTGTATTACAATAAACCAACATTAAGCAATTTATCAATGAAGCACTCAATCGCCTTGCCTAAAGGTGTTGGATAGTTTTGATTATCAAAGCATTGCAACATCATTATTGTGAGAGTATAAATTAGAACCCCAAGAGATTTTGCATCCCTAATTAAAAGAAAAAAACGACAATTAGAAAAAATCTCAATTTCTACTTTTGAGGATGAATCTGCTCTAAGATATTTATGGATAGATTTGATATTTTTCCCTTTCCAGACCCCAATAACTTCTAAAGAATAATTTTGCAACAGCATAATATTGCTATTACTCACAATAAAACCCTCTTGTGTGTATGCCTGAGTGTTATCAAGCATACATTTAGCAAGCTCTTTATTTAGTTGATTCCAGACTTGTGATGTGCTGTGAATACATACATGAATATTTAATTCATAAGCTAGAATTTTTAACTCTACTAATGTAAGGCTTATTTTTTTGATTTGTTTCTTCATACAATTTCTGTCAAAACCTTAGGGTTAGCTCTAAAATTGGTTTGCATACTTGATAACCAAGATGCCATTTTGGGGGAGATTCCACAATCATAAACATTCTCCCCATAAAAAGTAGGCACAAAGCAAATACTTGCTGACAGCCCACACTCTTTGTATTTGTCAAGTATCTCAATAATCTCCTTTTCTCTTTTTTGAAATCTTGCAACAAATTTTTCAAAATTCATATCAATATCCCAATCGCGATATGTTTTTGATTGTTTAGTCCATCTTGTAAATTTAGAAATACTAGTTTGATTAAATGCCACAAAGCTTTCTCCCATCATTTTACTTTCAGAAGGCTTGATTCTTAGCTTTTTGCTAATCCAATCCAACTCAATCAAAAGTGCTTGATCTCCACTAGCTTCAAGGGTAAATTCAAAGTAATAATGGGGTTTTTGGCGAAATTTTAGATGTGATAATTGAGGATTGGGTTCAAAGTAGGCGTCAGTTGTAAAAAACGATTTTGTAGTAGATAAAAAACGCATAATATGAAGTGGGATTTTTATTTTATAGGCATTTTGATCATAAAAAGTAGGCACAAAGCAAATACTTGCTGACAGCCCACACTCTTTGTATTTGTCAAGTATCTCAATAATCTCCTTTTCTCTTTTTTGAAATCTTGCAACAAATTTTTCAAAATTCATATCAATATCCCAATCGCGATATGTTTTTGATTGTTTAGTCCATCTTGTAAATTTAGAAATACTAGTTTGATTAAATGCCACAAAGCTTTCTCCCATCATTTTACTTTCAGAAGGCTTGATTCTTAGCTTTTTGCTAATCCAATCCAACTCAATCAAAAGTGCTTGATCTCCACTAGCTTCAAGGGTAAATTCAAAGTAATAATGGGGTTTTTCATGAATAGACATTATATGTTCCTTAGTTTATAAAAATATTTGTAGGAATAGAAGCCCTTCTATCTTTTGATTTAAGAGTAATTTCCCCTGTTTTCGTATTTCTATAGAGATCGAACTTGCCCACATTGTTTTTTCCTGACATATTATTCTTTGAATTTATAGATATCACCCACCTGCTTTTTGTTATGGATTTTGAAAGGGTTTTGACATCTTTAGGGGTAGATTCATTGTAGCGATTATTTCCCTTACCCCTCCTCTTGCTCCTCATCACTACTCTTTTTCCTACCATTAGCACTTCTATCATTTCTCCTTTGGTCATTTGGTTGGGTGTTTTGTGACTTTTGTCATTTCTTTGAGTGCTGATTTCTAATCAAGTATCGCTCAATGTCTTTGTATTTTTGTGCCTTTTGTGCAAAAAAATCTTCTTTGTAATTAAAAATCACATCATTATTGATTTCTTCTAAATTATCAGATAGCCTCCAATTTTCACATTCTTTTCTTGTATCAACAAAGACTTGTAAACAAAAATCTTTTTCAAACTTGAGAAAAAAATCTCCAAAACTTTTAACTTTAATCATTTTAATTTTTAAAGGCAGGGGGAGAAGATTGATTTGATATACATTCTCAAAGAAAAGCTTTTCATAAGATCCAAAGAGAATCATTTCATTTTGAATGAATCGAAACGGAGATTGAATCTCTAAATCAAATCTAGGTATTTCTACCTTGGTATTGATTTTGACATTTTCTCCAATTGATAAGCAAAGAATGGCTTTATAAACATAAACATCTTTGACCTGTAAATTTTCTAAAATTTTAAGCATCTAAACTTCTTTAAAAACAATATGTTTTGGAGAGCTATGTGATAAATCAATCCATCTCCAATGTTCAAGCTCTTCTTTTGAAGAATCAATAAAGCATTCAAATGTAATCTTATGATCAAAAATGATTGAAATATCCCTAAGTGTATTAATTTTTAAACGAATAATTCTTAAAGGTAAAATATTTATGAGTTTTTCCAAAAAAGAATCCGCAAGAGTATTACCCCATCGATATTCTAGCTCCTCTTTGGCATGATTGGTCAAATCAAAAGAACCCACAAATATTCTATTGTGCTTTTTAAATCTCCAATGGGATTGAATATGCAAAGCATGCTCAATCCCATTACAATCTCGAAAATTCAATCTGAGCATGTATCCACTCCTGTGAATGGAAACTAATTCAATTGGTAGTTTTTCAATAGATCTCATTTATCAAATAATCCCTTAGCCATATCTAATAATTCTTGGTAGGTGAGATTTTCTCCTTCTTTGATCTTTTGTTAATCAAGCATATCGGAAATATGATCAACTTGTTGATTTTGTTTTTGATTATTTCTAGGAGTCCTTTTATCCTGTTTTCACTTTCTTTTCCTTCTTTTCTTGCTTGTCTTTTTGGATTGATTCTTTTTTCATCTTGCTTATGCTCATCTTTTTGCTCATTCTCTAGTTCATTATCACTTGTTGCCATATCAATCCCTGCTCCTAAAGAAATAGCAGCATTAAGCTTATCAAGAAAAGAATCATCACCAAAAAGTATATCAACACTTTCTTTGATTCCTTGCCATTCTTTTCCTACAAACCTTTTGAATTCTTCTAGGCTTGGAGCTTTCTTATATTTGGAAACATAATCCGCAGTAAATCTTAAAAGCTGTTACTATAACCCTATTATCCCTCTCTCCATTCCCCATAGCATCATTAACATAAGCCTTGATATTTCTTACATTCCCCTCTTGCAGTATCTTTGAGTTTGCATATCTAGCATTCCACTCTTGAGTGCTGATTGTATTGGTATTCTTATTAATCGCGATGAGCTTGAGATCCCAGCCACAACTCTTGAAAATGCTTTTAGAATCGCTTATAGCGATAAAAAAAGCAGTGCTATCGAGGTTCTATCAGATTTGAAAAGACGCAATAAGTTGGATGAACTCAAATCTGTTTTTCCAAATTTTGATTACATTTATGACAAAGGATGTCGCACACTCAAATTCAGTGGAGTTTTGAAAAATTCCTAAATATCACTATTGTTTAATGTCAAATAATGGTTTTTAATTATTAAGTAATGTATGAAATTACGCCCTACCAATATTTATCAATATTTCTAAGCAATTTAGAGTGTTTTTAAATCTTTTTCTCACTTCCTTATTTTAACTTCTAGAGTTTGTCTTTCTCCAAGATTGGTATAACACAAATACGCCCCTCCTTGTTTTTGGATTAATTTATCAAGAGAAATCATTTTGTTTAGCAAGAGATGTAAAACAGAATTATCATCCCCAAGACGCAGAAAAAACAATTCATTGTGTTTAAAATTTGAGAGATAAAGTTCTAAGATAGTAGCATCAAGATGAGCAACCTTGTAAATACAAACCTTTTGATTACCTTGTCCAATCTGTAAGATTTTGCAATCGCGTTCTAATTCTTTTCTTGTTCTTTGTGCTGTATCGCTCAGCATTTTTATGGGAGAAGGAGAATGTATAATAAGAAAAATCTGATAAGGAATTGCACAATAATAATATGATTTTTGATAGTTAATGTTGGCAGAGAGTTCTTGAAACACAATCCCCAAACCTGCCATAAAATATGCAGTATTTTTCAGAGAAAATGGAGCTTCAAGAACAAGTGTTAGATGTTTTAAGTTCTTGTTTTTGTCAAACTCTAGTTTTTGCTGTTTGTGTGGATTGTTTGGATTAGGGGAATAGGGAAGCTGATTTTCAGTAATTAGATTTGTATCATTATACATAAGAGCAAGAGCAAGAAATTGCAGTCTGTCGATTCGATCATATTGATTGATATTTTCGCTTTGATTTTGAGTGTTGAGTTTTTCAAAATCAATAATATAAGATGGATTCATAGCAAAATAATAATCAATAATTTTTCCAAGTATGGCATTGATTTTTTTTTGATATTTTCCATTTACATTAAGCTCTATAAGCTCAATCACACCTTTTTCTAATTTCCAATATTCTTCATCGCTCCATCCCCCTCCATTCCACAGACAATATTTAAAATCGTCATTCAATCTAAGAAGTTTTTTTAGATCGCTGTTTATTTTGTTTTTAGTCTTCAATTTTCTTTTTCTCACTTCCTTATTTTAACTTCTAGAGTTTGTCTTTCTCCAAGATTGGTATAACACAAATACGCCCCTCCTTGTTTTTGGATTAATTTATCAAGAGAAATCATTTTGTTTAGCAAGAGATGTAAAACAGAATTATCATCCCCAAGACGCAGAAAAAACAATTCATTGTGTTTAAAATTTGAGAGATAAAGTTCTAAGATAGTAGCATCAAGATGAGCAACCTTGTAAATACAAACCTTTTGATTACCTTGTCCAATCTGTAAGATTTTGCAATCGCGTTCTAATTCTTTTCTTGTTCTTTGTGCTGTATCGCTCAGCATTTTTATGGGAGAAGGAGAATGTATAATAAGAAAAATCTGATAAGGAATTGCACAATAATAATATGATTTTTGATAGTTAATGTTGGCAGAGAGTTCTTGAAACACAATCCCCAAACCTGCCATAAAATATGCAGTATTTTTCAGAGAAAATGGAGCTTCAAGAACAAGTGTTAGATGTTTTAAGTTCTTGTTTTTGTCAAACTCTAGTTTTTGCTGTTTGTGTGGATTGTTTGGATTAGGGGAATAGGGAAAGCTTTTTTTGATTAATTTTGTATTGTTAAACAAAAGAGCTAGGACAAGAGATTTGAATCGATCAATGCGTTCTTGTATTCCTATATAACCATTTTGATTATCTACATTTAAATCGTTAAAATAAATGCTGCAGCCATGAGTTTCTTGCATAAGAAAATACACTTCAATAATTTTTCCAAGTATGGCATTGATTTTTTTTTGATATTTGCCATTTACATTAAGCTCTATAAGCTCAATCACACCTTTTTCTAATTTCCAATATTCTTCATCGCTCCATCCTCTCTCATCCCATAAGCAATGTCTAAAATTATTGTCCTCTAAAAAATCTTCAAAATGTTGATTTGAAAAGTTTCTAAATACATCATAGGGAATATTCATTTTCCTATCCTTTCTGTCAAATCCTTATTAAAGGTTCCATTGCGTCTAGTTGGCGTTAGATCATCCGCCGTTTTTGCCTCCTTCCATGCACCCCCAGAATGAGAATCTGTGTCTCTTGTGATAACACTTCGTTTTTTGGTATGTTGATAAATTGTCTCTCCATGAGATTTTCTATTGGTTTTTTGATAACCCAATTCTTTTGCAATTTTCTCAGCCTCATCTTTTTGAATTTTTCCCTCTCTTTTAAATCGATCTTCATCCTTCTTATCTCCATCTCCCTTATTCCCACCATTGGCACTACCACCATTCCCTTTATTTGAATAGGGGGTATTTTGTGTTTTAGGGCTATCATCACTTGTTGCCATATAATAAATGGATTTGAAATCAATCCCTGTTCCCAAAGAAATAGCAGCATTAAGCTTATCAAGAAAAGAATCATCACCAAAAAGTATATCAACATCTTCTTTGATTCCTTGCTATTCTGTAATAATGTGTATGAAATCAAAGTGGGGGGTTGGGGGGTGTTAGGTGCGATGTGTGCGTGGTTTGAGGGTGGTTTTTTTAAAATCAAAGTGAGGGTAAAAATTAGGAATTTTTAGGACATTTTTTGAACGATTTTTGACAATCTTTAGAACATCATTGCGACACATCAGAAAATAATCATCAATCAACCCCCTAAAATGCGTAATTTGAGCCATTTGACACTTAAAAAATGGGTTTGTATGGGGATTTGGCTACAAAAGAATATTCAAAAAGCCTTTAAAGCCCTTTTAAACGGAGTTTAAAGGGTTAGATGATACATCTTAAAACCTTACCAATGACAATGAACTCGATCTGGGATTCTGAGATGGAGTAGCTTTTGTAGTCCTTGTTTGCAGAGATGATGTCTAAAATATTGCGTGCTGGGTCAAGTTGGAGGAGCTTCACCATCAATTGATTGGCGTAGTTGATGATGTAGAGCCCATCTCCTTTGAATTCCCTGCTTTCCTCAAAAATCACCCAACTATCAGGATAGAGCATAGGAATCATTGAGTAGCCCTCTACTTTGATGGCTTTGAGCTTGTGCTGGGGAATGGATTTGAAAAAGGCTTTGTCGATGGTGAGTGTTTCTCCACTCTCATAGCAGCATAGATCTAGGAGTTCGTTTCCTCCTCCTGCTTGGGCGTGGAGGGTGAGCTTGGGGATATTGTAGTAGGAGTTTGGATCGCTGGAGGGACTAACGCACTCACTTACGCACTCATTTTGAGGGACTTTTTGACTTATGGACAACTTATGGACATTGTTTTCTTGACTTATGGACAACTTATGGACATTTTTTTCTTGACTAACTGACAACTTACTGACATTTTTTTCTTGACTAACTGACAACTTACTGACATTTTGATCTATTAAGAAATCTAATGAAACATTAAAAAAAAGAGCAATCTTTTGCAAATCATTGTTCTTGATAGATCGTGTTTCGCCTCTTTCTATCCTTCCGATTTTTTTAACATCGACTCCTAAAAAATTTGCCAGCTCTTGTTGTGTTTTTCCCTTTGCAATACGCATCTCCGCAATCTTTTTTCCAAAATAAACCATTTGTGTCCTTTTTTATTGACAAAAATACCAAAAATGCCCTATAATTCTACCCACTAAGATAGAATTCTATCAGAAAGGAGCAAAGACTATGCCAAAGAACAAGAACAAAACTTTAGCTCAAAAAATGAGAGATAAGGGGATAGTGCTCTCTGTGTGGGCTCAGGCTAAGGGAATGAGCCAAAAAGATATCAGGCTTCTGTGGCAGATTTCTCAGGGGTTGGTTAAGGGGGCTAGGGGGAGGGCTAAGGAATTGAAAGAGGCATTAGAAAAAGATGGGATCAAGGTAGGATAGGCGGAATAATGGCTTGGGTGAGTAGTAGGGAGTTTCTGACTTTAAAAAATTTTTGCATAGAAAAGGACAAAAATGTCCTTCATCAAAAAGTGACTCGTGCAAAAGTAAAGCAAAAAAGAGTAGTTCGTTTTGGTGAATATTTTTTTATTTTCTCCTACACCCAAGGTATTGGGCGTGGTGGTAGGGTCCTTAGAATCTGGGATGAGCCATTCTCTAGTGAAGAGGAAGCCCAAAGCTTCTATGAAAGAGAGGTGCTGGGTGGGGCATTGGAGATGAGTGCAAAGAATAAAGATCATTTGAGTGGCTCTGCTAGCAATGGAGGTCTTTTGAGTGGTGGGGGTGGCTCTGCTGGTGGCTCTGTTGGGGCTGGTTTGGGTGGGGGTGGCTCTGCTGGGGGTTCTGCTCTTTTGAGTGGTGGCTCTGCTCTTTTGGGTGTGGAGGGGATCAAGCCTAGTGTCTATGATCGCTCTTATCTGCTCGCTTTGGAGAAACAAAGGGTGGTGCAAGAATGGAATAGAGCCAAAAAAGAGAAAATGAGGGCAAAAGATTTCATCTATGCTCTCAATGCCAAAGGGGAATATAGCTTTGAGCTAAGTGAAAACAAGCTTTTTGCTTGGCTAAGGGCTTATAAACAAGGAGGGCTGGAGGCTCTGAGAGATACAAGGGGGAAAAATCGCAATGGGGAGAATAAAATCAAGGAGCTAGAGTGTGAGGAGCTAGTGGTCTCCCTCATCAAAGCAAGTAAGGGGGGAGTGAATCTCAATAGTATGCACAGGGCATTGCATATCTTGCTGCACAGAGAGGGGAAGTTTGATTTTGAGGTGTTTAACTCTAGGAGGGGGGAGGCTGTGAGCTATAGCGTGTTGCGACGCTTCGTGCAGGAATGGCTAAGAAAGCATCCAATGAGCAAAAAACTCATCGAAAAAGGAAGTGATAGCGTGGTCTCAAGTTTCGCTCCTGCTGTGGGTGAGGCTAGAAGGGGCATCACTCTCAATGAAATCGTAGAGATTGATGGGAGCAGTCTAGATCTCATCATCGATGCAAGAGAGTATGCAGAAATGCTGGGGGTGAGTGTGGAGGGAGAGTGGCAGAAGAGATTCACTCTCATCCAACTTATCGATACTTACTCTAAAGTGAGGAGTTTTTTCATCTGTGAGAGTGAGAATAAGCTAGGGGTGGCAAGAGCTATCGCAAAATATATCAGCAAGTTTGGCAAACCCAAAATCATCCGTGGGGATAATGGGAGGGCGTTTGTGAGTCAAGATGTGCAGGCGTGTCTAGAAAATCTGGGGATAGAATATGAGAGAACTCCTGCTTATAGTGGGTGGTGCAAGCCTTTTGTGGAAAAGAGCTTTGGGACATTGCAAAACCATCTAATGGAATGGATGAAGGGGTATATCGGGCATTCTGTCAGTCAGAGGCAGGCGATCGAGTTTTTCTTTGATCGTAAGGAGAGGAGGCTAAAGAGGGGGCATAAGACACATCTAGAAAATCTGCATTTGCTTAGTGAGCTTAATGTGATTTTGGATGATTATGTCGAGGCGGTGCTGCTCAACTCTTATGATGAGGCTCTGGGGGTGTCTCCAAGAGAGGCATTTGAAAGCAAAAGGAATGAAGCTAGGGCAATCCACGAATACGAGCTCTCTGCCAAACTGCTGCCTGCGATGAAAAGAAGTGTGGGCAAAGAGGGAGTGAGCGTGGGTGGGTATAAGTGGGTGCATCCTAAGATGTTTGAGCATTCCTCTATCTATATCACACAGAATATCAATAATCTATATCAGAGCTTTGTGTTTGATTTGGAGATGAATTTTTTGGGGGAGGCGGTCATCAAAGATGGGAATGATCCATTGGTGGCAGAAATGGCACAGAGTGCCAAAAGAGAACATCAGAAACGCTTGAGGGCAATCAAGAAGGGAGTGGAGGCTTCACGCAAGGAGGTGGAGGAAGGATTTTTGGAGGGTGTGAGGAAAATCAAGGAGGGGGCTACAAGAATAGAACCCCCCAAACTCAAGCCCCTCAACTCTGTAATGGAGAGAGAAGTCAAGCTCAAGGAAGCAAGTGAGGGGGGAGAACTTGAGAAATACACTCTTTCAAAAAACCTCCAAAAGAGCAAAAAAGACTATAGCTGGGAGGCTTGTGTTCTCAATAAGGCTTAAAGCTTTGGGTTAGGTTTCCCACCAAAAAATCAAGTTCTTTGAAAATGCAATGTTAATGCTCCAAGTGAGCCCACCACCTTCACCACCTTCACCACAACCCATAAAATAGGGAGGTTTGATGTGGTGGTCTCATTTGGGGTTTTAACCTCATAAAAAACAAAAGGAGAAGGAATGGAAGCGATAGAACTATCTCAAGTGAGAGCCGACTTAGAAGCTTTTATGAGCAGAGAAAATGTGTCTCAAGCCTCTTTAAGTCGTGCTCTGGGTGTCAGTGCAAGTGCGATTTCACTTTTTGTGAAAGACAAATACACTGGAAAAAGTGAGGAGCTTGCAGAAAAAATCAAGCTCTACATTGCCAATTTTAGCAAAAGAGAGCAAAAGGTGGAAACAAAGCTCTATGAGAGCAAGGATAAAAGAATGAGTGATTTTGTGATTTCTGAGGCGATTGAGAATAGAGAGATCGCCATCATCACAGGAGAAGCTGGGAGTGGGAAAAGCAGTATCGCCAAAGAGTGGAGCAAAAGCCACCCCAATGTCGTGCTCATCGAAGCCACACTGCATACTACTGCAAGTGTGTTGCTCAAAGAGCTATGCGTCAGATTTGGAGTTAATGGAGGCTCTAATCTGCACGAGAGTGTTAGCAATATCGCTAAATACCTAAAGAGTGCTGATGTGGTGCTGATGATTGATGAGGCGGAGCATCTGCCCCTAAGAGCATTGGAAGATCTACGCAGGATTTGGGATTTTAGCGGTGTGCCTTTGGTGCTGTTTGGGACTGAGATCTTAGTAAGGAATCTAGTGGGAAAAAATGGAGAGTTGCGTCAGCTCTATAGTCGGATCGGAGGAAAATACAAGATGAAGGGGCTAGATAAGAAGGAATGCAAAGAGGTGTTCTGTGAGGAAATCTATCCCTACACTCTGGGGAATTTCAGAGCAAGCTCCAAACTCTACAAAAGAGCTAGGAGACTAGCAGAGCTTCATAGTGAGCCACTGAGTGAAGAAATCATCAAGAATGCTGTGAATATGGTGATTTTATGATTGGGGTGGTGAGAGTGCGTGGAAAGGCTGGAGTTTTGGTGCTCAAAAAAACTCTGATTGCTGGGGAGAGAGATTTTGGAATTTGTCAAGAGTGAAGCAAAATCTCATCGGCTTGGGAGTGTTGAGAATGCTACAAAGCTAGTGGAAGAGGCTCAAAAAAGGGGGATTATCGCGTATTTGGAGGAAAAAATATGAAAAGACTGATTGAATGGCTATTTGGGAGAGGCAAGGTGGAGATCATCAGGGGGAGAAAGGCTGGGTATAGCTCTAGGTATTTTGAGGTGCAGGGGGAGTTTATCGCGATCAAGTCTGGGGAAAATAAGGGGTTTGTGGTGGATATCGTGGAAGGTCGCTAGAGACTACAAAAAAGGGGGCAGTAGTCTTTGTGGGGTTTTCCCAAAAAAACAAAAAGGAGGATCAATGGAAGAACCTAAGTTGATTTGCTATGTGGCAAGTCCGGTGAAAAATATCCTAGAGCTAGAAAACTACACGCCCAAAGCTTGGCAAAGAGTGATGGATATGGCAGAGAGTGGGTGCAGAGAGGTGAAAGAGAGGGGCTATATCCCCCTTTCTCCTGTGCTGCTTTTTGCAAAAGTGTATTGCGAGGAGAAGCAGAGAGAGGAAGCACTCAAAGATGGGTTGGCACTTCTTGCTAAGTGTCATTGCTTCTATGAAGTCAAGAGTGCTTATAAGAGTGAGGGGGTGGCAAAAGAAAGAGAAGTGGCGATTGATTTGGGGCTTGCCCTACTAAACTAAAGGAGCGAAAATGGAAATCAAAAATTATGAAGATGTGGACAAGGCACTTAGAAGAATCTGTGAGTGCGAGGTGGAGATCGGAAGGATTGAAGGAGAGGTGACACTCAAAGTCAATGAGATCAAAGAGGCTTATAAGAATGATGTGGGCAAGCTAGAGAATGAGAGAAACTATCTCAAGCAGTGCATTGAGGGCTTTTGCAATGAGCATAAGGCAGATTTTGTGGATAAGAGAAGCAAGGAGCTAGTGTATGGAAGCATCGGCTATCGCGTCAGTAAGAGTGTGAGCCTGCCAAGAGTGAAAGCAAAGGTGGAAGCTTTGATTAGCACCATCAAGAAGTTTGGGCTCAAAGAGTGTATCCTCTATGAAGAGAAGCCCAATAAGGAGGCTTTGAGTGAGCTTGATGAGGCGAGCTTGGTCAAGCTTGGACTCAAAAGAGAGGTGAAAGATAACTTTCGGATTGAGCCAAAGATTGAGAGCTTGTCATTGGAGGGGTAACCCTCTAATGAGGCTAGTTTAAAGGGCATTAAAATGCCTTTTAAAGTGGGTTTGGGAAGTCAAAAAAGAAGGAAAGGAAATGTGGGAGAAGTTTGAAAAAATCAAAGCGTTAAGGAGTTTGTGGCTAGATGTGGTCAAACTTCCAATAGTGGGGATCAATCTAGAAAATGATATTTTACGCATCACACTATCGCACCCCGCTCATCTGCAAGAATGGAGAATGAAGGAGGAGGTGTTTTTGGAGGAGCTAAGGAGGGAGTATAAAAAAAGGGGGCTCAAAAAGGTCGCGGTGTTCAAAAAAATCGTGTGCAAGGTGAATGGGGGAGTGGAGACAAAGAAAGAGGAAAAAGAGGAGGATCTAAGCTATGAGGAAAGAGCTAGGGGGGAGTTTGTCAATCATTGCACAAATGAGAGGCTTGCTGGAATGTTTGAAAAAATCAGAGAAATCATAAGGAGTAGGAATGACAGAGAAACAAAGGCAATATCGTAATGCACTTTTGAGAAAAATCCACACCCACCCAAAATACAAAGAAATCAAGGGTGCTCAAGCTTGGGGGGATTATCTATATGTGAGGTTTGGGGTGAGTAGCTCTAAGGAGCTTGGAATAGAGGAACTCCTCTCTTTGATTGATAGTCTAAATGGATATGAGAATGGGAGGGGCAAAGATATCAGAGGGAGAGTGATGCTTTTTGGCTCTAGACAAGATCAAAAGATCGCTTTGTTGCTTGAGGATTTGGGAATGAGGGGAATGATTGGTGAGTTTATCTATCGCCAAACTAAGAAAAGAACGCTAGAGGAATGCAGCACAAAAGAAAAGACAAAGATCATCATCGGACTAGAAAAAATCAAAAGGGAGAGACAATGAGAGGCGTGCTCAAAGAGATCTGTGAGAGTTATAAAGAGGGAATGAGTTGGGAGAAAATCTGCAAGAAATATGGAGGGGTGAATATCTATGTGCCCAAAGTGATCCCAAGTGTGAGGGAGCAAATCTTGGAGGAGTATAATGGGTATAATAAGGTTTTTTTGGCTCACAAATACAATCTGAGTGTGAGGAGTGTGGAGAAGATTGTGAGGGAGTGGAATAGGAATAGTCTATCTTGATGTATTTTTGACATTTTTTGGGGTTTTTTATAAAATCCTGCACCCAAACTATAAAGAAGGAAAAAAATGAAAACTTTGATTTATGGAACGCTCATCACATCAGGATTGTTGTTTATTGGATGTTCGCAAGTCACTTCACCGGCTATTGGTTCATTTTATACAGGAACAAAATCCGCCATTATGGCTACTGGGGAAACGATTGATGAGAGCAAAAAGAAAGTGGGCGAGGCTGAATGTATAGTCATTCTTGGTTTTGCAACAGGGGATTGTAGTATTGAGACTGCAGCAAAGAGTGCAGGGATCAAAAAGGTTCATTATGTGGATGGAGAGTCTTTGAATGTGCTTGGGATTTTTGGAAAGTACAAAGTGATCGTCACTGGGGAGTGATTAAAATCCAAAATGCTTCTTGATTGCCTGCTTGATACTTCTCTTTAGATCCCCTGGGATTTTGCCTTTGTGGGTGGGGAGATAGGCTCTAGGGGGGATAAAAGCCTTTCCCCCTTTGCCTGCGTGCCCTCCAAACTGATGAATGGGAGCATAGCTTAGGTTGCTTCCAATGCTCACTTTATCCACTCTATTGTTTCTAGCTATGATACTAGCTTTCAGCACTCCTGTGTCTTGTAGGATTTTTTGCTTGAGTGGTTTTTTCTTTTTGGTGGGAGCCCAAGGATTGCCAAAGGGATCTCTCTCTTTTTCAAAGGAATCCATAGTTTTTTGGTAAAGGGCGTCTTGGGTGTGGTAGAGAATGGGGGTGAGGTCTTGGGCTTTTTTGCTTAGATCTTGCAAAAAGGCAGAGAGAGAGTTTAAATCTTTCATATCATTTTCCACAAAAGCAGTTTTGATGGTCTAGTGCAATATCTGGCGTTTGGAATTCTTTGGCATATTGGAATTCTTTGGCAAATTCTTTGGCATACTCAAGAAGGCTTTTTGGCTTAAAGGTTTGGTTGATACAATTGAGCTCTTTTGCCCTTTTTTCCATATCAAGTGCGATTTGATAAAGCTCTGGATAATATTTCCAAAGGGTAAAAAGGCTTTTTTTGCTTTGTTTGGGGCAGAAAAAGCACCCTGTTCTTTGGAAGTGGTTGTAGAGTGGGTTGAAAAGTTGGCGTTTTTTCAAAAAAACATCTATCTCTTTTTCATTCCATTTCCATTGGTGGAGGGGGTAGATAGAGATGCCATAGTCTAGGTTTGAGACTCTGCCCTTCTCCACTTCATCGTAAGTGTAGCCTATAAGAATGTTGTTTTTGAATTTTTGGGGAGATTGGGAGAGGATAAACTCTTTGCTGGGTTTTGCTTTGGTTTCTCTGGTGCAAAAAGAAGGTCCTAGCATTTTTGGCAATCCCCTCAACTTCCCTTTGTGCTCTCCTCTTGTGATGGGGTAAGCGAAGCTCCAATGCTCAATCTCTTTGGTTTTGTCAATCTTTGTGATTTGTTTGTTGAATTCTTTCTGCAAGTATGAATCTAGCTTTTGGATATAGTCGTGCATTTGAGGGAACTCATAACCTGTATCACAAAAGAGTATAAAATCAAGAGGTTTTCCTAACTCTAGCCATCTGATAACCATTGCAGTGCTATCACGCCCCCCACTCAAATTTGCAAAAAACATATTTACCTTTCTCTAATAAAATTTAGCTGCCTTAGGAAAAGCAAGGAGTCAGCTTGAGACACTTCTCTACCTCATAGGAGCATAGGGCGTGGGTCTATCCTTTACCACGACTAAGGTTTTGTTTCTCTCTAGCTTTCTTTTTTCTCTTAAAATCTTTTTTTCACTATCAATTCCTACCAAAGAACTCACCCATATTTCATTTTTCTCTTTGATGTGTTTTAGAGCCAAACGATAATGTCTGTCAAACTTTTTGCTTATAAGAATGAGGTAACGCTCATCTTTGGGATCTGTATAGAGAGAATCAATGTTTTCTAGTATGTAGGGAATGAGGCTGTAGTCAAAGGCGTCAATCTCTGGGTGTTTGCTCTTGTGGCGTCTCATCGTATCTGCAACAATCCCCACTTCTTTTGGCCCCAAAAGAGAAGTGAGGGTGCTGGGGATAGAGCCAATAGAGTAAGGGGTTTTTAGATCAGGGCTATCATAAAGCCTCCTTAGAGCTTTGAAGGTTTTCTCTCTTTTTTTAGCTCTGTTTGCAATGAGTGGAGAGCTTTTGAGGCGGTTTTGTTGTGGGAGTGGGCTTCTAGCTTTTTGGCGATGATGTGGGCTAAGTGGGAGCTAGTGGAGGAGGAGGCAAAGGGGTTGGCAATAGAGCTAATGGGTGGGGTGGAGGAAGGAGTCCAACCTTTTTGCTCTAAATCATAGGAGCTAAAAATATCAATCCTACAACGGCAGCCCCAATCAAGTGGAGGGGTGTGGGTGTCCCAAAAGGAGTGATTCCTAGGTAAGATTGTCCCGTGCAAAACACGATGGGTGGGTCTTGTCGCAGAGTCAAGAACGCAGGAAAATCTAAAAAACCAACCATCTTCTATCCCCTCTCTATCTTTGGGGGTTTTAAAAGCTGGACGGCTCATCATCTCCATCTTTCTCCCTGACGCGTAGGCGTTTTTGAGATTGTGGGCATAGATTTTCTTTAGTCTTTTGGGGTTTGCTCCCTCCCAACCCTCTATCAAGTTTGCATTTGCCTTTTTCCACTCTGAAAAACTCTGCCCTTTGAGCATTGCAAGAGCTATGGAGTTTTGGAATGCACTCAAGCGGTCAATATTTGTAATCCCACTAATGGTGAAGGCAGTTTGAGCGGTGTGGTGTCTGAAGTCTGCTTTGTCTCTCAAAGCAAGGGGTTTTTTGCTCAAAAGATAGGCAATAGCCTGCAAAGGAGGGGTGGTAAAATCTAGCATTTAAGCCTCATTGAGCGCCCCTTTGATTGTAGCATTTGTGAGGTATTTCATCAACTCCTCCTCTAGTGCTTCAATCTCTGCTGCATTAAATCTCTCTAAGATTTTCTCTTGCACTTCCTCAAAGCTTGAGCTCTCATTGATGAGAGACTCTAAGATCGTGGGCAATGGGAGCTTGAATTTGTCTAGGGGGAGGGAGTGTTTGGTTTGGTTGGCTTCTAGGGAGAGAGTGTGGTTGAGATTTGGGGTGGGGTCTAGCTTTTTTAGCCCTTTGATTTTGAAGGTTTTCTCTAGATGCTCAATAGGGATCTCATATCCCATACCTGTAAGATTGAGATATACCTCGCTTTGGGTTTTTTCATCGATTTCGGTATTGGAGTCAAAGCCAAAGGAAAAGGGGGCAGGATTTGAGAAGTTGAGGCTTAGAGTCAGCTCTATGAGGTTTTGCACGCTTTCTCCCAAAAGCAAACTATCGTGCTCGCTAATGCCTTGCATGATTTTTTCGTGCACTTTGCCTAGGGCTTGGGTGCCATTGAGGGTGGAGTTGCCTGCCAAAACCTGCCCTGTGATGACTTTGGAGATACATTCATCACAATAGCGGATAAACTCTAGGAAGTTTCCTTTGTCTTGGGGGGAGCTTAGGAGCTCTAGAATGTCGTTTTGTGCAAAGAGTGCCACTCCATTGCTTCTAAGCTCTAGAGCACTCTCTAGGATTTCTTTGGCATTTTCTTCGTCATTGATGGCATCTGATCTGATGATGAGGGGAGGGATAGAGAGAGAGTCAAAGAAAAGCATATTTTTGGAAACTACAGAAGCTTTGAGTGAGGCAATGATACAGACTTTGTGCATCAAAGAGCTTTTGAGGAGGTCTCCACTATCTGTGGGGTGGTAAATCAGCCACACATCGCTTCTATCTTTGAGATAGATTTTTGCTCCTGAGTTATATACAAAAAGCTCACCTCTCTCCTCTTGGATATAGGAATGAGGAATCAGTCTAGGGGAGGGGTAGAAAAACTCGCCCTCTTTGCTCCATTCCAAAATAAAGGCAGAAAAGCCATAAGCGATAGAGCTAGAGCAATCAAATAGGAATCTCCTAAAGGAGTGTTTGTGGATAAGGGAGGTGATGAAAGCCTCTTGGGCAGTGTCGGTGGAAGTGCAGACTAGAGGGAGAGAGGTGAGAGCACTTTTGCGTTTGTAAATCTCGCTTGAAATTTGTGTGTCTGTGGCGAGGAGGTAGTCAAAAATAGAGATAAAGGCGTTTAGGTCTTGCTCTTTGAGGGCTTTTTTGGTCAAAGAGTAACTGATCCCTCCTAGTGTGGTTTTGGAGTTGGGGTTGAGCATCAGTGTGGCTCTTTTCTTTTTGAAAAATTTAAACATTAGCTATACCTTTCTTTGATGGATTGGAATCTCCCTTTGAGTTTGGAGGAGATTTTGGCGTTTTTGTAATCGCACACGCTTGAGTGCATAAATGCAAGATAGGCAATGTCTCCACTATCAAGCAAATCATCGTGGGCACATTTGGGATAGGTAGAGAGCTCCTCTTGCAAAAGGGTGCTTTTTTGGTCAATGAGAAAAATAGAGGAGGAAAGAAGTGGGGAGAGGCTATCTAGGCGGACTTCTTTGTGGGCTGTGGGTTTAACCCCAATGATTGGGAGGATTAGGTTTTGCTCATAGAAGGCTTTTTTGAGGCTGTCTTTGAAAAACTCTTGGAATGCGATGCTTTCACAAGCAATCATAATCTTTTTGCAGATTTTGAGCTTTTTGAGCGTGAGGTCTAGGATTTTTTCAATCATTAGATCTGGGGTGATTTTGTATCCATGAGCTTCCCAAAAGAATTGCTTGAGAGGTTTAGAGTAATGCAAAAAGCTCAAAGCAAAATAATCACTCCTTGCTTTGCCCAAAGAGGGATCAATCCCAATATAGATACAATCAATTTGGGAGGGTAAAACCTCATAGGTGCTAAAAGAGCTTAGAGGGGCGTTTTCTCTGTCTAGAGGTTGGTTTTGGAATTCGCTCATAAAGGAGCTTTTGTCTTCTAGATAGTCGCTTAACACATCGCTTGCTTTGATACTAGGATCATCAAGGAGGAAATCTAGAGGGAGGAAGGAGCTAAGGTTTTCTTTGTGGAGCTCATCTAGATTGCTTGGGAAATTGATCACTAGGGGGAAGGATTTGAAGTAGAAATCGCTCCTTTTTTCAATCCTTTTGAGCAAAGAGTCGTAGTGGAGAATAGTGCCTACAATGATGATGTTGTAAGTGGGGTTGGTCCTAGCTGGGAGCTTTAAAACAGCTTTGTTGAACCAAGAGTAGAGTTTGTCTCGCTGGGTGGAGCTTGTGACATTTTCATCGTTTTCGATATCATCACAAACCACCAAATCTGGACGCATACTTAGAAAGTTTGTCCCCCTTAGTTTTTTGCCTGCTCCAAAGGCTTTGAGTTTGCAAGGAATGCCATCGCAACAAAAGCTCATCTCTTCACTTGTGGCACTGAGGAAGGGAGTGAGGGAAAAGTCGCTTTTTAGCCTTATGTTTTCTTGAATCTCAAGGGAGAGTAGCTCGATACTCTCTTTGGCTAGATCTAGAGTGGAGCTAATAATGATGAGATAGCGTTTGTCTCCCCTTAGGAGTTTCCAAAGAGAGAAAAGACGCGTGATGAGTGTGGTTTTGGCTCCTCCTCTGTAGGCTTCTATCAAAATCTTGTTGTGTTTTTGGGATAAGTCCTCAAGGTGGTCATAGATGTAGTTTCTAAACAGAGAAGTTTCGGTGGGGCTTACATGGTGGGAGAGGTAGGTTTGGACAAAAAATCGAAAATCAGTTTTGGCTTTTTGCACTCTTTTTGCTTTGTCTTTGTCATTTAATGCAGGAAGTGCTTTTAAAAAGCTTTGGAGTTCTTTGAGGTTATTCATATCGCCCCTTATGTTTTAAAACGATTTTAAAGGGATTTAAAGGGGTTTTAAAGGGGGTTTTGGTTTTCATTTAAAAACCCTTTTGATGATTTCCTCGTGGTGTGTGCTCAAAAAATCTATCACTTCTTTTTGCTCAAGCTCTAGGGCAAGATGGGCTAACTCTTTGATGGTGAGCTCTGCTTTTTCTCTAAGTTTGTCTTTGAGTTTGAACTCATCATCGTTTTTGGGGGCTTTGAGTTTCCAATAAGTTTGGGCGTATTTGTTGAGCTTCTCTAAGGAGGGGTTAGCACCTTCTAGCAATGCTTTTTCAAAAGAGGCAATGAGGGTGGCAAGAAAATATTCCTCACTTGCTTTTATTTCCTCCTCTCCTCTTTTTTCTCTCAAAAACGCTTCATCCCAATCATCTCCTGCTTCTTTGGCTTTTTTCTTGTGGTAGTAAAAAGTCGAGCGCGTGATGTCAAAAAGTGTGCAAATAGAACTAATCTCTTTTCCTTTGAGATAAGCATTTTTGATTTCTTGGCGTTGTGGGTTCAAATCCTCCTCCTTTTTCTTAAGAGTGGAATTTTTACCTAGTCCTAATCGTTATTTTGAGGAAAAATTCGCAAAATTGGGGGCTTGCCTCCATTTAGAATTCCAATCAAAAAAATAAGGAGCGGGAATGAGAGAGTTTTTGATCGAATTCAATGAAGTCTCAAAAGATGACAAAATCAAGATTTCTCCTGTGGGAGAAAAGGTTGTCGGAAGAGATGGAAGAGTGTTTGCCATCAATGCAGAAGAAGTGATAAAGGCTACCAAAAAAGGTGGAGTGGATCTGATGCTTGATGTAGATCATTGTGGAGGAGAGGCTGTTGGGTGGTTTGCACTTAATAGTTTGGAAGCAAAAGATGATGGAATCTATGCAAAGCTAGAGCTTACGCCAAAGGGGGAGGAGCTAGTAAAAAACAAAGCCTACCGCTATCTCTCACCGGCATATTTGACAGAATATCAAGGCGAGGCAATGGTGGTCAAAGGGATCCATAGTGTGGGACTAGTCAACCACCCCAATCTGTTGAAAAAGAGCCTCAACTCCAAAGAGGAGGGAGAGGGAATGCAAAAAGAGAATGAAAAGCTCAAGCAAGAGAATAAAGAGCTCAAGGCAGAGATTGAACAACTCAAGCAGGAGAATGAAAAGCTTCTCTCCTCAGTCAAAGAGCTAGAAAAAGAAAAAGAGGCAATCATCAAAGAGTATGAGAGCAAGCTCACTAGCACCAAAGTCAAGAATGCTTTGATGGGGAATAGAATGCTTAAAAAAAGAGAGGAGGAGGCTAGCAAACTTAGCGGTGAGGCACTGGAGAGCTTTTTGTCTATGTGTGCTTATGAGGCTAAGGAGGTTTTGAAAGGAAGTGATCTGGCGGATTTGCAAAAAAACTCAACGCAAAGCACAGATAAAGAGAAAATCGCCCAAAGTTTAGGGCTTGAAAATTTAGATTAAGGAGAAAAAAATGCCAAATAAGTTGGACGCAAGTTTTATGGAGAATGTGAGTAAGGGCTTTTCTAAGGTGTTTAATGAGAGCCTTGTCAAGCAAAATGATGACTACAAAAAGATCTCACTTGAGGTATTGAGTAATACCATCGTGACAGATTATGCCTGGATTGCAGACCTTCCTAGTATGAAAGAGTGGGTGGGAGAGAGAACACTCAAAGAACTCTCAGCCCACAACTACACAATCAAAAAGAAAGATTGGGAGGCAACAATCAAAATCCATAGGGATAATTTGATCTATGATAATTTGGGGATTGTCAAGCCACAGATACAGAGTTTGGCAGAGAGTGTGAGTATGCACTACAATCAACTCATTTTCAAGCTTTTGGAGGATAATGGGGATTGTTTTGATGGGAAGAAGTTTTTCGCCACTGATCATAATGTAGGTAGTCAGAGCTTTGGCAACAAAGGAACAAAGGTGCTAAGTGCGGAGAGCTTTTTGGAGGCAAGAAAGGAGATGAGGAGTTTGGTGAATTCTCATGGCACTCCTCTTGGAATCCGTCCTAACTTGCTCGTTGTGCCTCCTGAACTAGAGGCAACAGCCCTCAAAATCCTCAAGGCTCAAACAATAGAGGGCTCTAGCAATATCACTTATGGAATGTGTGAGCTTTTGGTGTGTGATCATTTGAGCAATGATAAGGCGTGGTATCTCTTTGATACAAGTCGCAGTGTGAAGCCTTTCATTTTGCAGGTGAATAAAAAGCCTGAATTTGTCGCATTGGATAAGCCTAACTCTGATCGCAATTTTATGAGCAAAGAAATCCTCTATGGAGTGGATACTGAAGATAATGCAGGGTATGGAATGTGGCAGCTTGCTTATAAAAGTGAAGGAAGCGAGCAATGAATAGAGAAAAGGCTCAAAAGTTAAGGGAAGAGAATGAGAGGGTAGAAAATGGGGGGAGAGAGCTAGAAGAAAGAGTGGCAAACTTAGAGGAAAGAGTGGCAAGCTTGGAGGCAATCTGTGAAAGCTTGGTGGAGCATGTAGGGAGAATGGAGGAAGAGCTTGAGCCTAAAAGAGCAATGGAGGCTTAAGGCAGAAGCCTCTCTGCTAGATCCTCCAAAAGAGGAGTATCTGGAGCATGCAATGAAAGAGGCAAAAGAAGTGGCAAAAGGAAAAGAAGTGCCTACTTTTGCCCTCCTTGATGTGGCTCTTGTGAGATTGAAACTTTTGCTCAAAGTGCAACTCAATGGAGAAGATGAGCTCCTCTATAAACAAGCTTTGAGCGTTATCAAAGAGGCTCCAAGTGAGGGGAGCGAGAGAAAGAGTAATTATGCAAGCAAAACTAGAAGGAGTGAGTTTGATCTGTAGTGTTTTTGATGAACTTTGCACCGCCACTAGAGCTAAGCCCCTCAAAGAAATCCCCAATGAGAATGGGCGGTATCTGCTTTTTAGAGGGCTAAGGGTGCAGGGGAATGAGGAAACCCAAGAGTATAGCTTGTTTTTTGTTTTTAATGCAAGTGATGCAAGGGCAGGACTAAAGGAGGTCGATGGGATCAAAAGAGAGATCCTCCAACTCCCTACTTTGGAGAATGTGTTGCTTCCTAATAAGGTGAAACTAGAAGAAATCAAGAACTCTATTGTTGGGTTGGCTCATAGCTATGAGTTTGCTATCAAAATAAGACTGAAAGGAGCGTGGGCGTGAGAAAAATCGAAAAAATCATCATCCACTGCAGTGCCACTCCCCCTCAATCTGATATTGGAGTGCGTGAAATCGATATATGGCACAAAGAGAGAGGGTGGAAAGGCTGTGGGTATCACTATGTCATCAAAAGAGATGGAGAAATCCAAAAAGGACGCGGGGTGGAGGAGATCGGAGCTCACACTAAGGGGTTTAATGCCAAAAGTATCGGAATCTGCCTGGTGGGTGGGGTGGATAAGAATGGCAAAGCAAGGGATACAAAAACACAGAAACAAGAAGCGTCTCTAAGGGCTTTGCTAGGAGAACTCACAGAGGAGTTTAAGGGGGCGGAGGTGCTAGGGCATAGGGATTTGGATCCAAACAAAGAATGTCCTAGCTTTGATGTAAGGAAGTGGCTCAATGTTTAGAGGTGTAGTGGCAGGAGCTATTGGAGCTGTTTTTTTGGTTTTGTGTATGTCTCTGATGTATTACAAGAATGCTTATGAGGAAAAGAGTGGGCAGTTTGTGAGGTGCAAGGGGCAGGCTGATGGACTGATAGCAACACTCAAGCACAAGGAGCTAAGGCTCAAAGAGTTTATGGAGCAAAAACAAGATGAAAGGCAAAAAATCATCACAAAATACAAAATCATCAAGCAAAAAGATGAGGATTGTCAATCTTTTAGGGAGGGAGTGCATGAGGTTCTTGATGTTTTCTATTCCCATCCTCCTCCTTAG